TTGTCCAGCAATATGGATTCCTGAAAGGATTCCAGCTGTGGAGTTACAGCCTAGAAGGATAGCTGCGCCGCAATCGCCCTTTGCGGTCATCACATTATAAGTCATACCCCGGGCGATAAATCTCTTAAAGGGAGCCTTATTTTCATCAACGTCATTAATATAGTTAACCTCAAAATCTAAGTTTGCATATCCAATGTCGCATTGAGATCCCCGTTGAAAATGGATCTGTGCTGAGGAAGCGAGCTTATTAATATCTTTCTCGCGAAGCAAAACATGAGTAATGTCTCGAAATTGGTTGAATAAAGTAGGTAAGCGAAGAATAGCATAATCGCTTTTAGTTTCTGCCATATTACCTGGAGTTCGAATCATATTGGGATCAAATCTAAAATACGATGATACACTACCAATTTGAATTCGAACTTGTTCATCCTCCCTAAAAGTCTTGATGAAATGTTGAGGCACCAAGATATCTCGATCTCTCATCCCGATACCGCGAAGGGCTACAATATCTGGAAAGTCCATTTTGTGAAAAGTGACAGAATTGCGAATCACTGCTGATCTTTGAACAGAGAAATTCTCATCGATTCCTTCTGGCATAAGACTACTTATAATAGCTTGAGAAGAATGGGTTTTTATGCCATTATCCTCAAAAGCAGATTGTACTTTCATAGCCATGGCCTTAACATTTTTTGCAGAGCCATCATAGACTATTCCTTCTGGGGACCAACGAATGTTAGGTACAGGGCGTCCAGTGCCATCATAAGCCAAAGATTCATAAGCCATTCTTGTTTCTTTCTGAACTGTGTCAGCAACAGATGAAACTGCATTGAGCAGTTGACCTTGATATTGTTCAGGTGCAGAATCTATAAATTGTTGCAGAGATTCAGCATCATAGTTAAGACTAGGAATCATAACCTGGGATTTTCTACAATAATTATTGATTGCTTTAAAAAATTTTACGCCTGCAAAAATGGCTAGTACAACAGCGATAGCCTCAGTGAGCAAAACTAAATAGCCCAACCAGGGTGATTCAGGAATAAGCCCTTCAGAGGCTAAACCCTCAGCTTCAAAGGCACGACGAGCTGAGTGCATATGTCTATAAATATGATTTGAGTGAATAAATGAAGTAGTAGGACCTACCAAGTCGTAATCATGGTTAAAATTATAATATAAATTCTCCATAAGCTCATACTCATCTGCAAGACATTGGTTGTTCTGATTGATACCAGCACTACGGAAAGCACGCTCCTGAAGTCTAAATGCTTCCCAAGCTTGAAATTCTTCTGTTTCACAGGGGTTGTAGCACCGGTCAAATAATGATCTTTGAGGTAACATAATTCCTGCATCTAATGCTTCGCAAAAAGTTTCATAATGATCTTCAGTAAGACGATTAAAATCAAAATCAGCAACGGTTAAATCCAAACTATTAGTAAAATCTCGTGTGGCATTGCAATAAGCCCATGAGTATGCTTTTTCATCATAAATACGAACTGGCGAACAACAAATAGATGAGTGATTGTAGTATTTATGCTCACGGGTTTGACGAGGATGTGGTTCGATAGTATACATTGGGACAAGTTGTCGCGTGTTCTCATAATCTACGACAATTTCCGGAAGATAAGTTTCGTGCGCATAACATGGTAGTTCTTCACGGAAGTTCCAATCATCAACTCCTTCAGCAAAGAAACCTGCTTCATGAGGTGGATATAATTCTACTGTAGGTTCAATCTGTTCTTGATCAACTTCATCAAAACCTCTTTCTTCTTGTAACCGTTTAGTTGAGGCACTAGGAATTTTCATTTCAAGATTTCGTAGAATTTCCTCGCTTCTCTTTTCAGTTTCCAATAAATCCATTATACTTTGATCTAATTTTGGATTAAAAGGGCGCTCTTTCTTGACATAAAAAGATGGGAATTCTTGGGGTTTTTCTAAATCTTCAAGTTTAAAATTAGATTCCAGGACAAGAGGTGCTTTATTTCCATCAATAGCATTCTTAAGTGCTTCACTGAAAAGTTTAGGTCCTGCATAATCTTCACGTTTGATGCGGTTGGTGAAAAAATTTGTTGGTATATCCTTATGCATAATTAGACGTTCTTGTTCATCAAGATGAGCTTTAAAACAATCACCTGCAAGCCATAACATCTCACTATAAGTCATCCATTGACCCATATTTTGTTGAGTAAAAGGATTGCGGCGCATAAATCGACAATGATCATCTAAAGGATCAACAATAGTGTCATTTGGACTTTTTCGAGCTACAATGAATACAAGATGACGACGACGGAGACAAGCATCAGAATTATTAATTTCAGAGGCTGTAGGTTTCTCACAATTTGATGAGATGATTACGAGTCGAATAGAATCAGCAGTCATACCTTTAGATGATAAGTCAGCTTTTGGGACGGTCATAGAAATACACGAAATAAGATTCATAAAACGTGTGTATTCTGAGTCTGCGGGTGTTGAACCTCGAGTCATAAATCCATCATCTATCAAGAGGACAGTTTCACCTCTAAAGGCATCCCAATATTTAGAGACACCTGACATGGATGAGATAGCATTATTTTCAAACACTCTCCCACATGCGGCTTCAGTCATAATTGCGCGGGCTAAAGGATTCATCACAGTAGATTTTCCTTCTCCAGGGTTTCCAACTAATTGAATACAAAAAGGAACCATGCGCATATTTCCCGCTTTTCCAACAAATTGAGATAAATTTTCACGAATGATTTTATCCAAAGTTGCTATCTTTTGCAAAATATAAGTTCTTAAAGTTAGGTCTTTATTTGCACTTCGCTGACCTGTAAATTGTAAAAGCCGATAACGTGCCGCTGATAGACGAGGCAAGTACTCGGGGGACATCATATGATTGACAAACTTCACGGGGTCAATAAGTTCTTCGACTTCTTTCATAAAAACATCGTTAATTTGAAGTTCGATGCAATCTTTATCAGTTGAGACCATCGATTTTCCTCGATAATCTGAGATGACTGCAGAGATGGATTCCATTATCCACGTGGTCAAACCTAAAGCATTATTGATTAAAAATTTGATACCATTGGTGGCTCGTCCGAGGTCTCCATAGGATTTAACCGATTTTAAAACATCGGGAGAAGCTATGATCTGCCTTCCAATAAGTGCAGTAGCTAAAAGAGAAACAACAGAAGCTATGATAGGGATACTATCAGATAAGTTCTTAATATCTATTGCCTCACTATCAAACCCAACATTCCCTTGTACTTGTTGTTCG